GAGCAACTTGTCTATGTCACTAGGTTCAAGTTCGATTGTTATACGCGCCACTATGCTTCTCCTTGGGAACTGGTTTCGGAGTCAAAGACCCAGAAACTATCCTCGCCAGAACGCGCACCAACCCCATCTATGTGATGAGTAGCGTTTGGCTCCAACAAAGCCAAGACCGCCAACTTATCTGTCAGCGCCTTGGGCAATGTCTGCGAGCCATAGTAGGTGCCAGCTAAATGTGAGTCAACACATTCCATACCAATACACGTTACATGCCACGTATCACTGTTTAGGTCTGCCTTAACGTGGTAGACAATACCGTTTTGTGGTAACTGTTTCCTACCCACGTTTAACTTAACTATGTCAGGCATCATCCGCAGATAATCGTGGTGTCTCAAGTTACTCATGCTACGCCGTCGTCGTCATCCGACACTACTAAGAACATGTTATCTGAATACTTCATACCTGCGCCGTTGACGTACTCACCTGCGTTCATCACGTTCAATACCGACATCTTAGGAAGTAGCTGCTGAAACAAGGCATCCCAATCATGCAGTCGCCTCGCCATCGTAGTCCGAACGCTACCGCTGTATGTGGCATCCACATCAACATTCATAACGTCCATGCAGTCATAGTTATTTGTGTCTTTGGATACATAGACAAACAACGGAAACCGCCCAGAGTTTTGTAGTTCTTCGTAAGCAGCTTTTTGCTGTATGTACTTATCTACGTCCGCACGTAGTTCTTCGCCAACGTAGCGATTGCCGTTGATCTCAGTGAGCAGATATTTGAAAACGGGAGCCTTCTCATCCACAACACCTATTCTTGTTAGCGCGTCCATAGCCTCGCTAGACATCGCTTGTATCCGCTTTCTTCTTTCCAAAGCGTATTTATACGCTGGACGCCCTGCTAATTCGGCAACGTCCCATAGCTGTAAGTGCTTGGCTGCATTGCGTAGTGCAGTCTTGAAGTTCACACTCTCCGAAGCGTTGGGTTTCTTGTTGTTATTGATGCGTCGAGACCACACACCGAACTTATTCCCCTCGCGGTATATGTTGCCCAAGAAAAACGGCTGACCCTTGGTGTGGATATGCAGTTTTGTGGTCTGGTGTGGCGGCCAAAGATCAAACACGTAAAACTCTATGTTCCAGAGTTTATTAGCTACCTCTCGTGCGAATGATTGCACACTTGATTCAACATCCTTTACGTCAACTTTGACGAAGCCATCATCTGGGCCTTCGTAGAACGCATCACCCCGCTCGTACTCTGTTCTAAAAGTATTCATGTCATTCTCCTTTCGTTTTTGTTACCAACCCACACGCATTGTTGATCCATGCGTTGTACGTTGCACGTAGCTTCTTGATGTCATCCTGCTGGATCGCTTGGCGTACACCCCACTTGCCCATGAACACGGTCAGTAGTTGTACACGTAACTCATTCTGTGGTTCCTTGAGTATCTTCTGCACGTTGGATGGATTGAACGATACGTTGCTAGACCAACGGTTAGATGTCACAACACGGTGCTGCCGTAGTATCCCAATGCACTCATGTACGTGCCGCCTGTCAGATGTATGTAACGTGCCACCCACAGCCAACGCCCAGTTCCAAAACTCATTGATGTATGGCTTCAGTTCTTTCTTGCGTTCCTTGTCTATCTTGAACTTGGGGTTCACTGGTACGAACTCAGGACTGATTAGTTTCCACTCAGTAGATCGCTTCCACTGAGTCATAGGAGGCCCATCACCAGACATTGTTGTAGTCCTGCCAAACTTCAAATACTTCTGGTCATCCTCACGTTGAAAGTCATAAGTTGTTTTGTGGTGGGTGTAGTAGTTATCCCACTGTAGTTCATCGACTGACTTACTCTTAGGTAAGTAGTAGACCTTACCGACTCTTATGTACTGTCTGCCGTTGGTCGCTTGAATCCAATTCATACCGTCTGGAAGAAACTCAGATAAGAACGTGTACCTACTGTTGTGGCCGTAGTCACCTGTACCGTTGCGTATCTTGATTGTCTCTAGGTACGAGCCATCGGGCTGCTCCATGATCTCCCACACAATAGGTGACAGGTTGTACGTATCTTCAATCGACATGGGCGGTAAAGGAATGCCACCTGTGCGCCAGTTGGAAGAAAATATAGGATCACCATTCTGACCATCACAGATGGCATAACACGTTTCAGATAACTTCCTGATGTGCTCCCACTTGCGGCTACGATTACGACCAGCCGGTCTCAGGTTATCCTGCTTGGTGTGGTACTTAGACACCATAGGCTTGGTGTTGTCGTACTTGGTTTGCACATGCCAGAACGAATCCAGCCCTTGTTTGTATCCATAAGCCATGTCGGTCTCCTATAAGTTCTCTGATTTGATGTGCAGCACCTTGCCGTTGTCGGGTGTTGCGCTTTTGTTGTCGAGAATGCACCACAGTACAGGGCAGTCCCACTCACCCCAGCTACCAGCCAAGTAGCCATCAGTAAAGTTGATGACCGCTTGTGGTTTGATGTCGTTCTCTTTCATGTAGTCAACTACACACTCAATGACAGTGCCGCCGCCGATCTGAGGCTCGGTCATGTCGGCCAGCTTCGCCATCGTGCTGCTGTCGTACACCTCGTCACGTACAACCTCGTCACCCCAATACAGCACACGTACACGCTCTGGCTTGACCGTCAGACATATAGACTGTATCTCGGACAAGAACTTGGTGACATCTCTGTAGATAGAGTACGAGGTGTCGCAGTTGACCAGTAGCTCCTCGACGGTCTCGCTGTACGTGCTGGGCATGTAGACATCTGCTGCCATGTATCTGCGGTTAGGCCGCGCCCATGTAGAACAGTCGTGCCCAGAACACGTAGCCTGTACGAACTCACTGAGTGCTTCACGCCAATCAATCTGCGGTTGCAGTAGCTCCTCAAGCATCATGTTCTCGCCAGCACCCATCTTCCTGCTAGCCATGAGACCTTGACGCAGTGCGGTGTCTACCTCTTGCTGTAGCTCTTTAGATTCGGCATCGGTCAGTGCGTTGGCTGATTCCCAATCATGGTCATCAAAGCCATTGCCCTGTGGCATGTTACCATCTTGGTCACCATCCTCTTGGTCTTGTCGGAGCATCCGAAAGATACTGGCGGGGTCAAGCCAAGTGCCATCGCCCTTACGGAACCGCTCGTCATACAGACCGGCATAGTCGCCTGTCGGCATCTGAGCAAAGCCATCTTCTTTGTTCTCGTCGCATAGGTTGCCGTTGATCCAGTAGTCACAGGCCATGTTCGCCAGTATCGGATCAATGTCATACATCCACTTGTATGTAATCAGGTGCTTGAACAGTATGTGGCCCCAACGCTCGTGCAACAGCACAAACCGTATGTGCGGCAGCTTGAGTGCATCGACCATAGTGCGTCCGAACATTACGTCGCGTCCGTTGGTACATGCCGTAGGCACATCGTCAACGACAGCCGTAGTGCCAATGGCCATCACACCAGACAGTGCTCTGTACCTTTTGTGCCCAATGATTGATGTGTGTGCATTCGCAACACGTTGCTCGGCGGTGACAGCTTTCTGAAATATACTCATAAGATATTCTCCTGTTTGTGTAGGATTCCTACACAACGTCCGCTGTGTTGAACAGATACTGGTGGTCATGCGCCCACTTAGTGAACTTGGCGCTAGTCATAACCTGTGACTGTCGATCCTTGTTGAACCGTGGGTCAGACACGTTCTGAACAAACAAAGCACCCCACTTTTCATCAAGCCGATCTATGTATGTCATCCATGCATCTACCCAACTGCGGTCAATGTTAGACAGTGCGCGGTACACAACCAGACCTACGGCAGCGACATTGTTAGGCACCTTGGCGTTAGACGGATCGTTCTTGATTGACTCCAGTGACGGTAGCTCGTCGGCAATCTGCATGAACGTCATAAGCTGTTCTGCTGCGTAGTATCCGATAGTGCCAGCCAACATAGCTCTAAGCAGGTGGTCACTGACACCCTCGCGGTTGTCGAGTATGTAGCCACACTTTGCCAACCCTCTAGGTGTAACACCTTTTCTGCGTCCGACAGCCTGTGGGTGGTCAATGTACTGGTTGTCATCTGGATTCGGCACATCACGCCAATCTTGGAAAAGCTCTGGGGTCTGTAACGCCCAGCCAGAGATCATGGGATTTATATTGTTAGGTACAGCGAAGTTACCGATCCATTCCTCGTTGGTCGGAGTGCGTAGCTCCATGATGGTGAAGCGGTCAAGCTGGTGTGCTTGGAACCCGTCACCCAGATTCTCTGCGGTCAGGTTGCCGTTGGATATGACAACAGAGTTAGGGTGCAGCCGGTAGCCAAACATCTCGCGCTCAAGACCAAGACGTAGCAATGGTAGTAACACCTCACGCGGAGCCTTGGACAGCTCGTCGAGCGTAATGATAAGCGGCTTGCCTGTGTGTAAGCCAAGTATCTCGTTGGCTACGTAGCGCACAAAGTCTTGGTCATCTGCTTCTTTGAACTTGGGTATGCCCAAGTCACCGGCAGTGATGGCAACACAATCTACGTCGCGCCGCTCGTGGTTGGGTAGTAGTCGGGCAAGCTCTTTTGATAGCGTGCTCTTACCAATACCCTTGAGTCCTTCAAAGTGAAACCACAGATGCTGGCCGTTGCGTTCCATCCCATTAGCCACTACAGCCTGTGCTGCTTCATCGTGACTTACTGCGTACATTCTTGTTGATAAGCTCATGGCTTGTTCTCCGTTTTGTTTAGTGTTTGGTGTAGGATTCCTACACATTCGGTCAGTTGGTTGTAGATAGTAGTATCCCATACCATGTAGACATTATACAGGATACTACGTGTTGTGTCAAAGTACCCAAGTAGCTTACACATCAAGTGATGGTAGGCCAGCCAAGATTCCTTGAAGTTCGGTGTGCTTTTGAACCCGTAGGTTCTCGCTGTTCTTGATGATCTCAGTGTTCATGCCATAGAGCGCACTCTCTAGCTGGTCAGCTACCGCAATCATCTGTGTGTCGTTGGTCAGGTTGAAGTCGCGCATGAGACCAATCAGATTCTTGGCCGTGTCGAACACGCTGCTGTGCATCCTGCCGTACTTCTGGTTGCCCTGTGCATCAACCTCATCCTTGGGTGCAAGCTGCCGCACCAGTACAGTCAGGTTGTCACGTAACCTGTTCCACACATCATTGACCGCCGCTTGTATTGTGTGGTCGAAGTGCTGCTGGAACTGTTGCTTGAGCGCATCCTGTGCCTCGCTCTCAAGATCCAGCACATAGTGGCTAGCCTGTGGAATCGGCGCAGTGGTCACTTCCCAACGATACTTAGAACGTACCACTTCCTTGGACGGGTACAGCGTGCGGTCATACATACCGCCCAGCGTGGACAGATGCTCAGATACCGCGAAGTCATACGAATCAATAAATGTGTTGAGCAGGTTGTTGTACTCGTTCTCGTAGTCACCCAGCATGGGTAGCAGGTTGTTCAAAAGACGTAATGTGGTAACAAGCCGCCAGCCGCCATCCTCCCAAGGCATTGTGGCCGCTGCAAAGTCCTTGCGTGGCACCGCTGCGATCCAGTTCTTTAGGTTGTGATACTCAATGCAGTCGGCAAGTATGTCCTTCTTAGCAGTGAGCGCTGATACCTTGGCACCGTTAGCGCGTGCAGCTTGAGCCGCTACTTGCTTGTCCTTCTTGTTGGTGCGGAACTCGCCGATACTCAGCTTGATCTTGACCGCACTGGAAGCGATGCTCTGTGGGTCGATGGTTGGCGCTACCGCCAGTTGTTGAATGTTGTTTACTTGTTCCATAGGAACCTCCGTTTTGCTTAGTGTTTTGTGTAGGATTCCTACACGGTTTTGGTTTACTGAACTGATACAAGCACCGCGCTCTTGCGTAGTGCCGACAGGTTGATGGTGCTATGGCGCGAGGAATCTAGGTACTGAACGCCACCCTTGATATACACACGGTCTGGCATATCTAACAGACTGAACAACGCATTGAGCCGTGACTGTGTGGTGCGTGACGACCAACCAGCATTGCTTACCCATAACTTCTTAACACCATCTCGATTCGACATAGTGGCAATGCGGTTGCCGTGCAGCATTAGGTTTAGGTTGTGGGTGTGGGGGTCTAGCGTGGACATGGTGTTGCCCAGCATTTTGGTCTCGCCGTTAACGAACGCACCGATAACTTCTTTTTCTATCTTACGCATTGCTGCCTCCGTAATACCCCAATGCACTCTCTCGGATTGAGATTGTGTGCGGTATGCCATGTTCTTCGTAAGCTCGCGCATAGGTGTTGATGGCTTTGCATATTTCGTTGTAAGACTTGCTGGTGATCGCAAGCTTCCCGTTCTCCCGTATCGCCCAGAACCCTGATGGCTCCTTGGCTACGACTAACTCTCTTTCATCTGACATTACTGTCTCCGTTTTGTTTAGTGTTGTGTGTAGGATTCCTACACAAAGTTGGTGCCGGTGTGGGTCTCCCAACCGACAGATATAGTATCTCACATATAACGTGTTATGTCAAGCGTGTAGTGGTAGCTGGTGGTATTTGGTGGTGGGGTGTGTAATGTACGGTAATGTACGTTAATGTTCGTTCGCGTAGGTTTGTAAGTCCTTGAAAAGTAAGTAATGTTCTAATGTTCGCTTTTTTACAGAATTGAATGGGTGTTTAACTTTGCAAAAGAGAAGCGAACAATGCCTTTCTCTTTCTGTTTTTACTCTTAAAATTCTGGGGGTATGTATATATTTATAGAAAAAACGAACATTATATATATATAGGTCTTATTCTATGCTGGGGAAACCTCAGATACTCTCAGATACTCTCAGATACCACGTTTCAATTGTACGTTTTTGCCCTTAAAAAAACGTACATTACACGAACATTACCGAACATTACGGAACATTAGAGCCGAACATTACCCGCACCTCTAATCTAGGAACTGGTTTCGGATTTTGTGTAGGAATCCTACACACAACGTGTGCTGTGCACCGCTGCACTATGTCCCGGGCGCACATCTAATCTAGGAACTGGTTTCGTAGAAACAAAAAAAGCCCCGCCGAAGCGGGGCCGTGTGGTTGGTGGGTTGGTTACTTGTTGAAAGCCTTCATTGCTTGGATCATTACTTCAGTGAACCGCGCTTGTTCTTCCAGACTGTATTGCGAGACAGTGTTAAGTATTGTGAGTAATCGCGGATCGCGGATTGATGGGGGCAATATGCTCTTAGCTTCCGTCGCCGTGCCCGATTCGACCTCAACGTCAACGACGTTACGCGTGGTGCTATTAGTGCCCGATGCGGTATCTGGTTGCGGGAGCGTAGGCGTTTTTGGTTTCGCCGATTCCGATTTACGCGATGGTTTTGCAAGTATCACGTTCACAGTATCGCGCATATCGGATATGCCGGTGCTGATTTTATTGTTCGCTTTGGCTTGGGCTTTGGTGAACTGTTCAATCTTGGCAATTTGCGCTTTGGTTTGTGGTTTCTTGTTGCCATCCGCCAATTGCAGCTTGTGCTCGGCCACGTCATCACGAGTCATAGCTATAATATGTTTCAGTGTGAATCCAGCAAATTGTGTACCGAAGCGCTCGTCATTCGCAATAATGTAGCCCTCGCGGACGGCAGCATATTTTTGTGGGTTACCCTTGCTCGCGTAGAAATCGTCGGGTTTCATAATCGGCGCGTGATCCGCTCGCACGTATCTGTCCGACTTGGCCGACCATTTCATGCCTAGCAAATGCGCTAAGAGATTGCGCCTAGAGTTCTCAATATCGAAGAATTGTTTGGTTCCTTCTACAATCGCGGCGCGTGTTGTTGGCTTGAGATCGATTACTTTCTTTTCGTTTGACATTTCTGTTTCCTTTTTTGTTTAAGTTATGTCGGATAACCGACCTGATAAATACTACGCTATAACGTGTTATAGGCAAGCTTTTCCTAGGCCAGCAAATTTGTGTCGGATTCCTACACAAAAAAGGGGCACTGCCCCCCTATGACCCCGCACACGACTTGTGACTCCGCACTGCCTATGTATTACTAATTTACTCAAATAATCACAATTTCTCCCAGTTTGCGTATCACTTGACGTTTTTTGGTGGTACATAATGGTTTTCTGTACACAGGAGACCCCCCACCCCAAAAATTTAAGTCCCTGTACCTATAAAAATTTTTTGTGTATATTCTCGCCAACGACCTTTGAGTCTGCATACAATCTATGACGTTACTGATAGAACCCGAAATCGGCGTTCCCTATTCTGATGACATATCTCTTGTCGATCTCAAAGAAAGAGCGGCAGCGGCGTGCAGTACGGCGCAAAAACTCGCAGAGCACGGACTAGATATTGAACCTTCCAAAGAAGATGAAGATGTGGCAGCAAAACTTGCTGTTGCTTACGCGGACAATCCTGAGAAAACTTCTAAAATCGCTAGCACGCGGAAGACAGCGGCGCTTACACCTGCCTCGCTCGTACTTACAAGCAACATACTCCAAGAGTTTGGTCACGCTGTTGCAGAAAGTGCCGTTGAGATCCGACACCTAGTCACAAACAAACTTTTGCTGGAGTCGGAGAACGCTGACCCACGTATACGCATTCGTGCGTTGGAGCTTCTAGGTAAGATCTCAGACGTAGGGCTGTTTGCAGAGAAGTCAGAGGTCACTGTTACACATCAGTCTACGGAAGATCTACGTAATAAGTTACGTAGTAAGTTAGAGAAGTTAGTGAACCCTGATGAGGACGTGGTAGAGGACGCAGAGTACAAAGATGTCTGAGGCCGTTCCCGATTTTACTGAGGAAGAAGTTCAGCACATGCTGGATAACCTAGACTCTTTCTCAGATAAAGAGGTTGTGGAGATAAATCGCATCGTCGATGAGTTAGCTGTACGCAAAGCAAACCAAGAAGCCTTTGATGACCTCATAGAATTTTGCAAAAGGATGCAGCCAGACTACATTGTTGGCAAACACCACCGCATTTTGGCCGATTTGCTTATGTCAATTGAGCAGGGAGACAAAGATCGCATCTGTGTAAACATTCCACCACGCCACGGTAAGTCTCAACTCGTGTCTATCTTCTTTCCAGCGTGGTTTTTGGGGCGAAATCCGGGCAAAAAGGTGATGATGGTGTCTCATACCACTGATTTAGCGGTGGATTTTGGTCGAAAAGTGCGGAATTTAATCTCTACAGAGGCATATCAGGCTATTTTCTCCACTGTACAGCTTGCAAGTGACTCAAAATCAGCCGGTAGATGGAATACAAACACGGGTGGTGAGTATTACGCCTGTGGTATTGGCTCTGCATTGGCTGGTCGTGGCGCAGATTTGCTGTTGGTGGACGATCCGCACTCAGAACAGGACGTAATCAACGGCAACTTCTCTGTATTTGAGAAAGCCTACGAGTGGTTTACCTTCGGAGCGCGTACTCGTCTGATGCCGGGAGGCCGTGTTGCAATAATACAGACAAGATGGCACATGGATGACCTTACTGGGCGTGTTACACGCGACATGGCACAGAATGAGCGGGCAGATGAGTACGAAGTGGTTGAATTTCCCGCCATATTAGAAGTAGAAGACGAAGAAACAGATGAGATTGTAGAAAAACCATTGTGGCCTGAGTTCTTTGATCTTGAGGCGCTTCTTCGTACCAAGGCATCTATGCCGACATTTCAGTGGAACGCGCAGTACCAGCAAACACCTACGGCAGAAGAAGCCGCGTTGGTCAAACGCGAGTGGTGGCAGATGTGGGAAGCAGAAAACCCACCGCAGTGTGAATACATAATTATGTCACTGGATGCGGCAGCAGAAAAACATAACCGCGCCGATTTCACCGCACTTACTACGTGGGGTGTGTTCCTGTATGAAGAGACTGAGGCGTACAACATCATTCTGCTGAACAGCATAAAGCAGAGGATGGAGTTTCCAGAGCTAAAAGAGATGGCGATGGAGGAGTATGCTGAGTGGGAGCCAGATGCGTTTATAGTGGAGAAGAAGTCATCGGGCACCGCGCTGTACCAAGAAATGAGACGTATGGGGTTGCCTGTGTCAGAGTATACCCCTCATAGAGGGTCAGGTGATAAGCTAGCTCGCTTGAACTCAGTATCTGATATTGTAGCGTCTGGTCTGGTGTGGGTTCCACCTACACGGTGGGCAGAAGAGGTTATAGAGGAGATTGCTGGATTTCCGTTTATGAGCCATGATGACTTAGTTGACTCAACGGTTATGGCATTGATGAGATTCAGACAAGGTGGGTTTATTAGATTACCTACGGATGAGCCTGAAGAACAACGGTATTTTAAGAGGCGCGGAAGCGGCTACTACTAGAGACGTATCATGGCTATAGAAAAAGGTTTGTACGCTGCCCCCGAAGGCATCGAAACAGAAGCTGTAGAAGAAAGTGCGCTTGAGATTGAGATTGTTAACCCAGACGCAGTGACGCTGGATGATGGCAGTATGGAGATCACATTGATCCCCGGCGGTGATGAGACAGATATTATTGACTTCGGGGATAACATCGCAGATGCGATGGAGGATAGCGACCTTATTGCTTTAGCTGAAGAACTTGTTGGGTTTGTCGATTCAGATATAGCGAGCCGCAAAGATTGGGCGGACAGTTTTGTCAAAGGTCTTGATGTGCTGGGCTTCAAATATGAAGAGCGCACTGAGCCGTGGGAAGGCGCGTGTGGTGTGTACTCTACAGTCCTCGCTGAAGCGGCTATACGCTTTCAAGCAGAAACTATGTCCGAGACGTTCCCCGCCGCTGGCCCTGTAAAGGTAAAAGTCCTTGGAGAAGAAACTAAGGACAAGGAAGAAGCTGCACAGCGCGTAAAAGCTGATATGAATTACGAGCTTACCGAGCGCATGGTGGAGTACAGACCCGAACATGAACGTCTGTTATACAGCCTTGGCTTGGCTGGTAGCGCGTTTAAGAAGGTGTATTTTGATCCGAACATAGGCCGTCAAACGGCTGTATACATACCAGCAGAAGATGTAGTGGTGCCATACGGCGCATCGCATGTAGAAAGCGCAGAACGTGTTACGCACATTATGCGTAAGACTAAGAACGAATTAAAAAAGCTACAGTCCGTAGGATTTTATAAGGACGTAGATTTAGGTGAGCCAACGCCGTACCACACAGATATAGAAGAGCGTAAGGCTGAAGAGGGTGGCTACTCACTTACTGACGATGACCGCTTTACACTATATGAGATACACGCTGACCTAATTATAGATGGTGTGGACGAAGAAGATGGTGATGAAGAAAATCAGATAGCGAAGCCTTACGTCGTGACACTAGAGCGTGGCAACAACAAAGTTTTGGGTATTCGTCGTAACTGGAGTGAAGAAGATGAGTTAATGCTAAAGCGTCAACACTTCGTACACTATGTATACGTGCCCGGATTTGGGTTCTATGGTCTAGGGCTGATTCATATAATAGGTGGGTACGCTAAAGCAGGTACTTCTATTATACGGCAGCTTGTGGATGCCGGTACGCTGTCTAACCTGCCCGGAGGTCTTAAGTCTCGCGGGTTACGTATTAAGGGTGATGATACTCCCATAGAACCGGGAGAGTTCAAGGATGTAGATGTGCCGTCAGGCAGCATCCGCGACAACATTATGCCGCTTCCCTATAAGGAACCAAGCCAGACCCTACTAGCTTTACTCAACCAGATAACCACAGAAGGCCGTAGGCTGGGTGCTATCAGCGACATGAACATTTCGGACATGTCAGCAAACGCTCCTGTGGGCACTACTCTGGCGCTCTTAGAGCGTACCTTGAAGCCAATGGCAGCGGTACAGGCGCGTGTTCACTACGCCATGAAGCAAGAGTTTAAGATGCTCAAGACGATCATGGCCGAGAATGCACCGGAGCAGTACGATTACCAGCCGTACCGAGGTGCGGTATCTGCTCGTGTAGCAGATTATATGATGGTGGATGTGATTCCCGTCAGTGACCCAAACAGTTCCACGATGGCTCAACGTGTAGTTCAGTATCAGGCGGTGTTACAGATGTCACAGTCTGCGCCTCAGATATACGACCTACCACAGTTACATCGCCAGATGATTGAAGTGTTGGGTGTTAAGAACGCAGATAAACTTGTTCCTACAGAGGACGACGCAAAACCGACCGATCCGGTCAGCGAAAATATGAACGCGCTTGTTGGCAAGCCGATGAAAGCGTTTATATACCAAGACCACGACGCTCATATAGCTACGCATATGGCGTTTATGCAAGACCCGATGATTATGCAATCCATTGGGCAAAACCCACAAGCAAAGCCAATCATGGCTGCGCTACAGGCGCACATTGCAGAACATCTTGGTTTCCGTTACCGCAAGCAGGTAGAAGAGAAACTAGGTGCACCGCTACCACCTCCCGGCGAGCAGTTGCCAGAGCAGGTGGAAGTGAACTTGGCAAGGCTGGTAGCAGATGCAGGCAAACAGCTTACTCAACAACACCAACAACAAGCTGCACAGCAACAAGCACAGCAGAAAGCTCAAGACCCTGTTATTCAGATGCAACAAGCCGAGCTACAGATCAAGCAGCAAGAAGTGCAGCGTAAGGCAGCTAAAGACCAGATGGACGCGCAGGTCAAACAAGCAGAGTTGGAGTTGAAAGCTCGTGACCAGATGCAAGACGCGCAAATAGATCAGGCCGAGCTAGCTCTTAAAGAACAAGAGTTGATGCTAGAAGCTAAGAAAGACGGCGTTAAAATGGCTGCTGAACGCCGCAAGAACAACGCAAAAGCAGATGTAGATTTGCTAAAAGCGATGAAGGATTCTAACAACAGAGGCCAATAATGGCTAAAACCGTCTTTGACGTGCTAAAAGAAAAAATCGAGTCTGACAAAGACTCTGCACTACAATTTCTGAGCAGTGGAGGAGCTAAAGACTTCTCTATGTATAAGGAAACCACAGGTTTAATTCGGGGTCTCGAAACCTGTCTGGGCTATGTAGAAGACCTCTCGCGCAATTTGGAGTATGGAGATGACTGATATTGCAGAAGCAATAATCTCAGAAGAAGAGGTAGAAGCACAATTACCTGTGCCTGTAGGGTATAGGATATTGATTGCATTACCACAAGTAGAAGAGACCTTTGATGGTACTAACTTACTGAAGACAGATACGCAAAGAAACCAAGAACATGTCATGTCTATTATTGGGCTTGTAGTGGATATGGGTAACCAAGCCTATGGCGATGCCGAACGATTTCCTACCGGCCCTTGGTGTAAGCAAGGTGACTATGTAATGTTCCGTGCTAATACGGGCACTAGGTTTTCTATAGCCGGTAAGGAGTATCGTTTAATGAACGATGATTCTATCGAAGCCGTTGTAGCAGATCCTCGTGGCGTATCACGAGTATAAGGAGTAAGTTATGCCGTTTCAAAAAGTAGAGTTTGAGTTCCCAGAAGAGGAACAAGAGGGCACTGCAATAGAAATTGAAGACTCCGGTGCAATGGAGATTGATTTATCTGGTAAAAAGACAGCCGAAGACTACAAAGAAGTAGAGGCTGAAGTTGAAGTTGAGGCTGAAGCAGAAGAGGAGTTTGACATTGAGATTGTCGATGACACTCCAAAAGCTGATAGAGACCGTAAGCCTATTCCTCCACCAAATGACGTTACAGATGAAGAGTTAGACGCCTACTCTAAAAAAGTCCAAAACCGCTTAAAACATTTTAGTAGAAGCTACCACGATGAACGACGTGCTAAAGAAGCAGCCGAGCGTGAGCGACAAGAGTTAGAGCGGCTAGCCCAAAGACTTGTTGACGAAAACAAAGAGCTAAAGGGTAACGTAACTAAAAATCAACAAGCGTTACTTGAACAAGCCAAGAAAAATGCTAGTTCTGAAGTACAGTCTGCAAAACAGGCATACAAGATTGCTTATGAAGAAGGTAATTCTGAAGCGGTTGTTGAAGCACAGGAAAGCCTAACTTCCGCTAAGTTAAAGTCAGAACGCCTAAATAACTTCCAGGTGCCTGCTTTACAGGAGGAAGAAACTCCTGTACAAGACC